TTATGTCTGCCATGTCTTTATGGCCTTGACGTTCAAATTCAGCAATCAAAGTGGTTCTATCACTTTTAATTGCCTCTTGTATGCAGTGTAGCGCCGTAGACCTAACCGCCTCTTTAAATGCTTGCGCTTGCTGCGCTATTGCGGGGTGGCAACCGCTACCTACGCTTACGATACGGTCTGCCGCAGATTGTGCCCAGAACGCAGGATCGTGTCCACCATCCGCCGTGGTAGTCACGAGTACATTTCCTATTTCCATCTGTGGTGCTTCAATCAGCATGTTTTATCTTATCCCCTAGCAATATCATATCGGTATTCATCCCTTGCGCCATACTCTTCGCCCAATGCTTTTAATGCCGAGACGGCTTGAGAAAACCGTTGCTCATACTGAGCTACTTCTTCGGGTACTTTTAAAAAAGTGGCGGCCTCCACCAAGGTTCCGTACAAAAGCGCGTCCGGAGCGTTGTCCGAAAGCCACGTCGTTTCGGACCCCGAAGTGGTAGTCAAAGAAGCTGGGCGATATTTATAGTGTAACTCGTAGGTGTAATCAGACGGCGGAGTAGGGGATAAAATAAACGTGTTGTCGTCAAATAAAGCATAGTACTTAGTAACACCTGTTGTTGCAGGATTTGGCGAGTACTGCCGTATAAAAGAAACGTGCTTAAACAAAGGGTATGTGTACACGTTGCTGTCAATCAACGCCAAACTGTAAGACGCTAAAAAGTCAGTGGGAGTAGATAAATAGGGGTTTCCCGTAGACCCACTGCCCGTAACATTTTTTCTAAAGACAGGTAAGGAAACATTTTTTAATATACGCTCTTCTGCTTCTTGTATGAACGTATCTAGATCAGAAACAAACGTAGCTTCCGAAGTTTCGCAGTAATCTTGTACCGATGATTTTAATGAAGCTAAAGTAAAACTCATGTCACCACCACTGTTACTTCGCCGACTTGCGTGAATCCCGTCACAGGTCTCTCATTGGGGCTTTCTACCGTAGGAACACCCACTGAAACTAACAAAGGCTCAACACGGTCCGGACGGGGATTCTTTAAAGCTTGCGGGTCATTTACGTTTGGAAGGGGGAACAATTGAGGCTGCTTTGGCTCAAACTCGTCAAATCCTACCAAGCTACCATTCCACTCTTTTCGCATCCGGTTAAGTTTATATCGAAAACCAGAGCGGTCAGAGATACCGTATGCATTTTTCCCTGAAGCAAAAGTCATAGCTACACCCCGTAGTTATAGGCCGGAGGGCTGATCCGGAAAGAAGCTCTATCCCGATCTTCTTCCATAGCCCGGATCATCTCTTCCTCATAAACACTTTTCAGCATACCCATCATCTGAGGATTTTTCTTCATAGACAGGTAATAAGCCAACCCTGCGGCCAAACAAGGGTAAAAACGAAAAGGAACATCTACCGTGTCGGTAAAGGTATCGGCATCGTCCAAACGAGTCAGGCGATTAAACTTGACAATATCGGTGTTGTTGTCCGGAACCGGCCAGATTTTCAACACCGGAGTTATTTGACGATCTAAAAAGAATTGATTTGGCCGCCCTGTCTGTGATTTTGAAGGAATGTTTAAAAATCCAGAGCGGCTCAACCGGTCTATTTCAAAGTCAGTGCCGTCACGAGTCACTACCGTGGATAAAATGTCGATAGTGGACTGAACGTCACTAAAATCTTGCGCAGCAGATACGGTAGTGGTTGCACCACTGGTGCCGCCTGTGATCGTTTCACTGGCAGAAAACGTCCCGGTTGGAACAGTAGTGGAAATAGAAGTGGCGCTAGTTTTACTTATTACAGAAGCAGTGGCACCGCTAGTGCCGCCTGTGATCGTTTCCCCTACCGAAAAACTGGCTGAAGCAGCTACAAGTAAAGACAACGTTCCTGCGGGATATGCGCTAATCCCAGAAGCAACCGTAATAGACGTTTGCTCAATCGTCCACTGATTAAGGCCCCGGTTGGCCCAATCAGCAAATAATAAATTTAACGAACGTTTTGCAGTGACCAAGTCATAGCCGGTTCTAACCTCTAAGCCACAACGCTCAAAAGCTTCTTCGATGTACTCAGCTACATCAATTTCAAAATTTTTGCTGTTACTCGTTGTCATGATATAGGTTATCGAATACACGGTTCACATCCAAAACGTAATCTAAATCAGATTTCGAGTAATGTATGTGAGCCGAAGGCTTAAAATCTGGAGCGCCAGAACCCGTCTCAAACCACGCAGGGTGCGTCACACGAACCCTGTTATTTGGTAATGCAACGATGTTACCTGTCCACTCCCCCGCATCTAAAAGTTGCAGCACATGGCTTTGTTTATGCTGTGCTGGGTCATCTGCAATTTCACTCTCAGTGTAGTCTACTGTGAAAAGATACTTGGCGGGATACATTTCTCCACCAATTTTTGCCATCCAAGGGCATGGCGTTGCACGATCTAAAACATAAACAGCGTGGTGGTGCGAAGAACAGTCCCAAGGCTGTGCGTCATGCACCGCCATAGGTTCCGGCCATTCCTCCAAAGGAACGTCCGCGACCAAGGCAGTTATAGGCATCCTTGCCCACATCGCGCCACCATGCACGGTATCCTCTTCCTCACCTTCTGCCTCAATGCCCGTAAAAATCATCTGAAAACTCAGACACCTACAAGGCATCGTAGTCACGGCAACAGCCATAGCGTGCAAAAACTCGCCGTGGTAAGCCTCGTGGTTATGGGTAAACTCTTTTCTTACCCAGCATTTAAAATGCGGAATATTCGACTGTAGGTAAGCCATGTTTTACTTGCTTACCTTACCACCTCGGCGATAACCTTTAGACTTCATCTTAGAAACCTTGCCGCCTTGGCGGTAGCCCTTGGACTTCATCATTGCGCCGCCCGCTTTCATGCCCTTGGACTTCATCATTGCGCCGCCCGCTTTCATGCCCTTGGACTTCATGGAAGTCGCCTTCTTTTTAGAAGGCTTCTTTTTTGGAGCACCATTGCCCAGATTTACTACTGACATATATACCTCACAGGTACTTGGTTACTTTTCTGCGATTTTCTAAAACAGCACCGCAGCCCCTTGCAATTTCCTTACGAACCGCCCCGCCTTCGCGCATGCCTTTGACAGTCGCTTTCTTAGTGTTGGATACAACGGTCTTACCAGTTTTTCCCGCTTTTTTCTTTTTACGTGCAGTAGCCGCACGCTCTGCTTTAGTTAAAGAACGAGCTTTTGACTCAGGCAAACAACGATCCGGGTTTTTCTTGTCCGGAGAAGTGCCGCATTTGCCTACGATATTGCCTTCGCTATCAATACGAACCCAATTCTGCTTTACCCACTTTTTTAACTCACCCATTATCGACCTTTCCGCTTACCGCCCTTTGATTTCTTGGCGTAGTTGGGGTCTTTGCAGTACTTACTTGCAGCGAGATTAGCGTAAGCGGACGGATACGTGTCGAAAGTACGCTTTGCCCAAGCTTTACCTTCAGGACAGATCTTGCTGCCCTTGCTTTTTTTGGACGCCGCACCGCCCTTACGATAGTAAGTGAGTCCTTTAGGCATACTTGCCCTAGTCATTACCACGCTTTACAACTCCAATAACGAGCCGAAAATTTATCTTTTGCCGTATCGCAATTGTGTCTGGCACGAAAGTTAGCCCGCCTTCCGGGCTGATCTTTCTTGATAGACATCTTAGGATCACCAAACCTAACTAGCTTGATCTCAGCGCCCTTTTTGGCGAGCACCGCACTTTTTTTAGCTTTGCCCGGCGTGCGCTTGGGTTTGTTGAAACCAGCAAACGTTTCACCTCGGTACTTTATTCGACCAGAAGGAAGTCGTTGAACGTCCTTAGTTGTAGCCATATCAAGTCCTTGTTAGCTAAAATTTTTCCTCAAATACAAGATAACGGTGTACGTGTCTCCATCTGTGTGTCCCACGGTGGTGAAATTTACGTCACCTGTTTTGCCCGACCCTGAGTTGTTCGTCAAACCGCCAAATTTTGTGTAGTCGTGATCGCCACTCTGGTTTTCACCCAGTTCGATACAAAACAAATCCGTACTGGCATCCCACAGGATTTGAACTTTCATACCAATGCACTGCCACCAAATTCGTTCGATGGTTACCCCCGTACAGGTGTCACCGTCTGCACTAGGCTGCAACGCCGAAACATCAACTTTCGTGACGGCGCTTTCACCAGTGCCGTCAGAAATGTTGGTCAGCTTCAAAACAGTGAACTTCGGACCATCCGCCAGCGTTTGCGAGGCTACTGTATCAGCCATAATTGCCTCCTATTACGAGTCAGCGAATGGAGTAGCAACCGAACCTGAACCAACCAAAGAACCTGAAACCATGTACTCTGCGGTAGCAATAGCGGTTACCTCAATAATTGAGCCTCTGTCGCCACCCGTTGTAGTGCCATTCATTGAAATCACGTCATTAGTAGCACCCGGAGCAAAGGCCTTGGTGGTTGAGCCTGTTACAGCAAGAGAACCAACAAACTTGTCCGTGCCATCGGTTTTTACATCTAAATCCGTCGAGTCAGTACCAACAATAAACTTGTAGGTCGCGCCGATGGTGTCCGAAGTAATTGTTGGAAGCGTAACCGCACCGTCCGCATCATTAATTTCAATGATACGACCAACATGGTCTGCATAAGTAAGAGTTGTTTCTGCCGTAATTGCTACTACCGCATTTGAACCCACTGGGGTGAAGCCGCGTTCAGACCTTACTGGTCCTGAAAATGTTGTTTGTCCCATGTCTATCTCCTGTCTTGGGTCATGTCAGTCGCAACATGCGACTGTCAGGGATGGTTTTAGCATACACAAAAAAGAAAGGGGCAACAATGTGCCCCTTCTTTTTTACAAGCTTGTACAAGCTTATGCACCGGGCGTACCGATAACGGATCTCCAATCGGAAACACCGAACGAGTATCGCTCACGCGCTTTGAAGCGCATGTTTCCAGTATCAAAGTCACCTTCCATCGCAGTTTTGATAGGGGTTCTTTGAAACAGTTTGAAGCCATTAGGGGCATCGGTCTTAACAAAGAACGCATCCGTGTCTGTTAGGAAGTGGTTTACCACTGCTCCCTCTGGAAGCATACCCATAGACTTGAGTGCGTTAGTGTCGTTGTCGGCAGTGCCGGGTCGCAGGGCTGAGTTCAAAACTCGTTCTGCGATAAATTGAAGTTCCTTTGGAATGATTAACTTCATTCCGCGAACAGCAATTTTCAGGCCACGCTCATCGGTAAAGCCCGCGATATCAATCAACATCTGCTCAAGAGACGTTTCGTTGAGATCGGAAGCAGTTGCCAGAACGTTCGATTGATTACCCGAAATAGACGGGTGATCTGCTGCACACAAAGCCGAACCGTCACCGATAGGATTAGCAGTGCTGAACGCATTGTTCAGTACGCTAGCCGCACGGATTTGCTTGGTTTGTGACATAGAACGTGCCAGCGCACGAGTATAGCGTGCTGCCAACTTGTCATAGAGATTATCTTCGATAGCTTCCTCTGTGATTGAAAAAGCAAGCGCGATTGTCTCGTGAGAATAACGTGCAGTATATGTTTCCTGCGCGGCATCAAACGAAATAGCGCCGCCTTCTGATTTCACAGGGGCAGTACCAAAACCAGAAAGCATTACTTCTTCTTCAAACGCTCTGTCCGAAGACTCTTCGTCAAAGATTTCAGCATGCTCTTGGTCATAACGATCATATTCTAAGCCGAACAAAGCATTTAGGCCGGGTTCAAGCTCTTTCGCCAGTTGGGCGCGTGTAATAGGCATTGAATTTCTCCTACCCTAGATGCCAGTTGTCGTGGCAGTGGTTTGTGAATCGAAACGCGCATTCGGAGAGTTGTAGTGTGCATTAATTCGCACAACCAAGCCAATACCTGCCGACGCAAAATCACTGTTGGCGTCATCATCGACGATGCCCATGATCTTGAGTGGCAAAGTTGCCGTAGTTGCGATTGTAGACACACCCAACGCTGAATTTGAGCGTCCGGTATCTGTGCTGCCCGTTCGAGCAGACGTGCCAAGGCTTGCGTTAGCAAAAACAGCCGTCAGGGCCGTAGCTCTGTCGGTAATACTTGCGTCTGTAGCGACTTGGAAAGTTTGCATCGGGTTATCTGCAACGAGAGCTTTGACAGGGAAATTCGTGTCAACGCTAACGCTAGCTGAACCGGGCCAATAGTTTAAGTAAACAGGCTTCTTCGATACCGAATCCATGTACTGAATTCCCATCAACACACCTAGCGCAGCAGTTGTACCGCCCGCCGTGTCGCCAGCTTGATCAATAACACCAGCCGCAGTCGGAACTACGATGCTGTATTGAAAAATAGCGTTTGTGTTGTTAGAGGCAATTTCGTACTCGGTAATTCCGTTTGAATTTGCGGCTGCGCCGACAAGTCCAATAGGACGAAGCCCGTAAGCGGTTTCTTGATTTGCCATTATTTGCTCCTAAAAGCTTTACTTACGAGGACCACCAAAAGTTACACGGGATTGACGTTCTGGTTTGTCAATCACCATAGTCGAATGTGCATTCTCGCGAAGAACGTCCGTTTCAATGGCTTCAATCTGATCTGCATTCTTTCTCTCGAAATATTCAGTTCGTTCTGCAACCGTTTCCAACGGGATTCTTGCCAGAAGCAGTCCGCCAACACCAAACACGCCTTCATATTTCCCTGACTCTACAGTAGGTGCCTCAAAATCAGGGTACTCATCGCGTCGGACTAACTCGTAGCCTTCTCGCATACGGGATGAAATGTTCGTGCGGTCTTCAAAACCACGCACTTCAGCACGTATCCAACGATGCTTATACCCTTCGGGCGCAGGGGGCGCGTCTAATTTAGACGGTGGACTCCACGGTTTTCTTCTAACCTGTGTAGCCCGTGATGATTTTGCGCGGGAAGTTCTCTTGATGGCATCAATTTCATCTTGTTGATTATCAGTCATTGTCCTTCCTTAACGTATTTTGCGTACTCTTCGAGTGGCACTCCCAATCTTTTGGCAATTGTTACTTGGCTCGGGGAGAGACGAACCTTTTTGCCGCGTCCGGACGACTTGTTACGGGAAACTCCCGCAACAGCTTGTCCTGAACGATTATTTCGTGGTGCATCTTCCGCATCAGAAAACCTGTGTGGAAATGCATCTCTCATTCGAGAATCTAGCGCATCATAGTAATCATTGCTAGAGGGGTCAAACCCTTCATCTTGAACGAGTTTTTTGTGTAAACCGAAAGCCGCAAAGGTCATTGCGTCATCAGTTCCAAACCAATCATTCTTTTCTGCCCATTCTTCTGCTTTAGCATCTGGAGCGGGCACTGATGGAGCAGGTTGGTATTGCGGTTGAGTTTGCGCATAAACCTGCTGTTCTTGTGCTTGTGCTTGAGCTTCTGCTTGAGCCTGTCGCTGGGCTTTGGCTTGAGCGTGCTTATCTGCGGCTAAAGTAAGCTGCGCTATTCGTTCTTGCGCAGCCATTTGGCGATCCACGTCACCGGTTTCAATAGCGGTCTTTAGCTCTTCCTTGGCTCTGGTTTGCTCAGAAACTACACGATTACCGTACTCGGTTATGTAGTTTTGATCTAAAGATTGCAGTCTTTGCTTAACAGAGTTGTTTTCTGTCTGAATCGTCTGAGCGTAACGTAGCGCTTCTTCGCGCTCCCTTTCCGCCTCTTTAGCCCGCTTAGTAAGCTGGTTTATGCGTTTTTGAACGCTTTGGCTATACTTTTCATGCTCATCGTCGCTCGATTCTTCTACAACCGGTTCCGAACTTGCTTCAGTATCGGGGGTAGCTTCTAGCTCTACTTCTTGAGCTTCTTCCGTAAACTCTAGCTCTACTTGGCCGTCATCGGCTTCGTGAGCAGCTTTTGCTTCACTCATTTGCATGTCCCTTAGTTATGGTGAATATCAGTAGGGTCAAGGATTGTGGCTAAGATCTCATCGTCATTTAAAATCCTAACCTCGCTACCAAATACGGCAGCGTCTTCTCCGTTTAAACGGAACCTAGATCCGGCGTAGCGTGCAAAAATTACCCATTGATTCTCTTCGCACCACCCGCCACGCGGGTATTTTTCGCCATCTTTGTATGCATCAGGACCTAATCGAAGCACGTATCCAACGTTTGTTTGAATAGCGTCTTCTTCTAAGGTCTTGGTGTTTAGTAAAATTCCCCCCTTGCTTTTTCGCGGAGCGCGAAAAGGCATGATTAACACGCGCCAACCCGTAGGTTGCGGCAATCTTTCAATTGCAGATTTTTCAATCAAAGAAGGGTCTAGTACGCGTTCCTCTTCCGAAACGTATACCTTGGACAAGTCCAAGGTTTCTTTAACTTCAGACATCCATCATTTCCTGTTTGTCTAGCATTTCAGAAAGCTCTACGAGAACGTAATCGCATGCGCGAATCTCTCCCATACACTCCCTGTAATGTTCCATGTCTTTAATCCCGCCTTCCGACATTAGCTCGGTAATTTGGGCCTTGCGATCCAGCAGCGTCTTTCGGACATACTGCACAATATCGATACCGTCCAATCTAAGTGTCCTTAACTATCCGACGATATCTCATATTCTCGCGTCTTTGACACAGGAAATCAAATGCTTAACAGCTAATGTAGCGACCACCTCTCTCAGCAGCGCCCATGCCACGCTTCTTACCCCGAAACACCTTACCGTTTTCCGTGTTTGGAGTAGCTTCTTCAGTCAAAGTGGCATAAGGAATACTTCCTTGGCCCTTGATGTCTGCCTTGTTTACAGGCTTAGGTGGTTCTTTTATGGGAGAACCCATGATTTTTACTCTACCGGTCATAGATCACCTCTATTGTTTTGTTGCTTGAGTAACTCTCTTTGCATACCCGCCTCAATGCGGGCAGCGGTTTGGTTTTCTTGACTTTGCAGACGCTGTTGGAACTGGGCTTCACGCTGCGTAAGTTTCTGGCGCTCTAGCTCCAGTTCTTGCTGCTCCATTGCCATATCGTTCTGCTCTTGTTGAGACTTCAGTTGCAACTCTTGCTGCTTGAGTTGAACCAACGGGTCTGGTCCTTGCGGCTGGCCTGCGCTCTGGATTTGTTTACCGAGATCAACCAACTGTTGCGTGCCTTGCGCCACAAACTGAGCAACCATCATCTGGTATTGCTGGTTTGTCGCAGGATCTGTCAACGCCACATTCGGGTTTTGCTGCATAAACGCCTGCTCTGCTTGTTCTTCAGCCTGTAGCTGAATGTGGTTCAACAGGTGTTTTTGAATCGACAACTGAACATTAGGCATCTGTGAGGCCATGCCACCGGTAACAAACAATAAGTGCGACTGCATGTGTGCCGCGTGATCTTGACCCTTGAAAGCCTGTAAAGCCGTGTTTTCAAGCGTGTCGATGTTTTCTTGCGCCGGGTCTTTCGGTGCAATCTCGTTCGGCGTGTCCGCCCGCAAGATCATGTCAGAGTTCTTAACGCCCAATGCGTCATACACCCTGCGGTAAACCTCGGGGATGTTGTGGATGTCCGGCGCTTGCATCGCCATTTGTAACTCAGTCTGAGCCAACGCAATTCTTTGACTTTGAGAGAAAATGTTAGGGTCAGACACAGGAAGTACGTCTACCCTGTCATCAAAGTCAGTAGCCTTAACCGTAGACTCCGCACCCGGCACTTCATAGGGATAAACCGGAGGCAAGCTCTCCTTCATCACACGGGCCAAGATCTTGAACTCAATCTTCATGGCGTAATGTAACCGCTTATGAACAGCACTCATCACACGAGTACCCTGCTCAATCATAGCTATCGTAGTGCCGACAGCCGCGTTTGGATTAGCGTCACCCACTTTCATATCAGTGATGGTGGCGAAACGCTGCGCAGCGTCCACTACAAAGCCCAGTAGCTGGAAAAGCGTGCCATCGGGGCCTTTGAACGGCAACGGCATCAAACTGTCTCTAATTTGCCCTCCGGGCGCGTCAACGTCCCTAAATTCACCCGGCTGTAGCGGCGAATCATCATCCCTGATCCGCAGGCCGCGAGCCTTGAATCCAGCAGGAAGGTTAGAAAGCGTGCCCGCATCAATCAATTGACGCAGGGCAGCAGTCGCGGTTCGCGATAAACCACCGATTGTGTGAATCAAACCAAGGCCATAAAACCCAAATCCGGGCAAAAACTTGTAATGAACAAAGTATTGAATCTTTGTAGTTAAGGGGTCTTCTTCCGCGTAGTTACGTCGAATAGCCAATATTTTGTTGTTTTCTTCGCTGATAGTGACGATGTAGGGCACTTTTATGCCTGTTTCTTCGCCGTCTTCATCTTTGTTCTCATAGCCGGGAAGGTCTAAATCAACGTGAAACTCCAACAAAGTACAGTCGTAATCGATGTTTGAGGCGCTTACGCCGTCAATATGGTCGATTTCATCCGAAATACTGCTGCTTCCTGACTGTGAGGGAAGTACAGGAATGTCACGGTAAAAACCTGCGATCTGCTGTTTACGCAGATCGTTTAACGACGTGCGTACTACGTGTGCAATGCACGGGCACGTTGCAAGGTCCGATGTTTCATAAGGCACAACCAAATGTTCTGCCGGTACAAACTTACTGACAGGACGACCCAACGTGTCGTCAAAGTAAACTTTCTTAAAAGTACTGCCCGCCAAAGGTAGGTTGAACAGCATTTGATCAAATTCAGGTGTGTACTCTTCCATCACGTTGGTGATGTAGTAATTCATGAAGTTTTTTACACGAGTAGCCTGCTCAGACTTGGCATGCGTGGTTGATCCGAGAACCGTGGTTCGTATGGGGCCGTCCGCAGGCAATAGCTCATTAAACGCCTGCGCCTGAAACTGAACAGCAGCTTCGGCAAGCAAGGGGTGTGTCACCCCTGTAGCGCCCCTAAAAGGCTCTGTGCGCTCTTCGTAGTTGAACCCCAGTAGTTCTAGGCCGTTAGAGTAAGCCTCTTCCCAATCGTGCCTAGACGCCTTGTTGGCGTCGTACTGCTCCATTAGGTCGTTGGCTACTTCCGCCATCTCGGATTCCGACATAAATTCCGCTAGGTTGTCGAAAAAATCGTCTTCACGGTCTTTGTTTCGCAGCGGATCAAAGTCAAAAGTGACACCCCCATCTTCATCTTGGGTTACTTCTACGCCTTCAACGCTCATCACACCGTTGGTATCAAGGCCATTAGGAAGAGCCTCGACTTCTACAGAAAGTAGTTCTTCTTCAGGTAGGCCCATGCCCTCTCTGTCCATTAAAGAAACTGGGGGTCTATCACCGTTTGCCATAATTTTTTCCTAAAAGCTGGGGTTTACGTCAATCCCCGAAACAAGCTCACCAAGCGGAGGCAATCCTTGCCTGCGTCGATCTTCGTTTACCGACCTAAGCTGCTCAACAGTGTAGCCGTATTGAGCCGCTACCGCTTCTTCGCCCTGACGGCTTAAATACGCATTAATGTTGTTGTTTTGCGCGGCTTCCTGCGCCGCGTAGTAGTCCTCGACGGGGCCGTACTTCTGTTCCCATGCCAATTTTCGGGCGTTATAAATAGTTGTTGCACCTATGCTTCCACTACCCCTGACCGGCGGCGGCTCGGGGTAAAAGTTTGTGCCCGAAGAAACCCCGCTGACACTACCGGTAGACTCGGCGGCGCTAGTATCCTCCATAACCGCATCAGTATCAGGCGCTTGATAATCTTCAACAGGCCCGTACAACCGTTCCCAATTCGCCAAGGCTTCTGCGTAATTAGCTCGTCCAAGACTTCCGGTGGAGTAGTCCTGAGATCTTGGCGGGGGAGTCGGCTGACCGGAAGAAGTCGTTGGCTGACCGTAACGAATACTTAAAAAAGGCATTGACCCAGCAGCCACTTGCGGCTTGTAGATAGGCATCTGGTACTCGCCCTCTACCGCATCGCCAAAAGGGTCGCCCGTCGGAGCAATGTCCATGTTACGAGTGGTGGCATAACCTTCGGTCTGAGGAGTAATTTCGTCTGAAATATCAAAATCAACAACAGCATCCGACAACATCCCCGGATCAGGCAAGTCCGGAGTTTCTGCCACCGGCGGCGGTGTAAACACCGGCTCAGTGGGCACCGTTACCTCCGTGGGTTGCGGCGGCGTGTAGACAGGCGGCGGTAAGGGCGCTTCTTCGATTGGCGGCTCCACCATGTCTACCACAGGCGGAGTGTCTTGTATTACCGGCGGAGGAGGAAGAGGGGTCTCCATCACTGGTGGCGGAGGAGGGAGAGGGGTCTCCATCACTGGTGGCGGTGGCGGAGGCAAAGGGTCCCGTTTCAGTATTTTGCCTTTATGGGTGTACGGGTCACCCGTGTCCTCCACAACCACTTCGTCCGGCGCGGGACCTCCCGCAACAAACCCAGTAGAAGGAGTAAACGGAGCTGTTACCGGTTGAACAGGGGCCGGTTGAACAGGGGCCGGTTGAACAGGGGCCGGTGCGCTGACGACCGGCTCCGCAGGAAGTGCGGCCTTTGCCGCTTGTTCCCTAGCAGCTTCGGCGGCGGCAGCTTGAATAGCCTCCAAACTAAAGCCCGGATTCATCATCGCAGGACCCATGCCGGGAGTTTGTGACCTCACATAATCGCCACGGTCATACTGAGAATAATCCGGGCGACCGCCAAACTCGGGATCACCTCCGCGATTCATCTGCACAGGTATTGTTCCACGTGGAACATTTCCGGCACCCGCTAAGGGTCCCGAAGTGTTGTATTTACTAAGCAGGTTGGTGAGGCCACTAGTTACCGGAGTACGTCGTTGCATAACGCCGCCTCCCATAGCAAATCCGGGCGTGTCCGGTGGGATTTGTTTTTCTAGATCTTTCGCTCTTTCGAGCGTTTCCCTAAATTCTTTCTCTTTCATTTTACGCGTGCGAGGCTTCATCGACTCAGTAACAAGCTCTTTGTTTAACTTTGAAGCTTTACTACGAGCCGCGTTCAACCTAGCAATCAACGTCGCCACCGGAATGATTGGATTAACCATAGTATGCGCCCGCCCTTATATTCATAGATCCCTCGTCATCTTCCCAATCATCACTAGGCAACTGAACAAAGTTACCCTGCCGATAGCGCATCAGCGCCTGTGTGGTGCTATCCACTAAGTCATCGTGAGTCCCGTTAGGAAAAGCAGCGCATTCCTCCACCACTTCTTGCGCCCATGACTCATCTGGTGCCCAAATCATACCAGCTTCAAACAATGGAGATATACTGTGTACCCTAGAAAGCTTGTCATTTCCACGGCTAGGCGTGAAATTTACCACCGGAATGCCCAATTGACGCAATTCCTGAGTCAGAGGGGTCCCTGACGCCTTCGCTTCCACAATAACCGTCTCGGGTTCCCAATATTTGTACTGATCTAACGCAATCTCCTTCAATTCAGGAAAATCCCACCGACCTTTCTTCGCATCAAGCAGTATCAAATGCGCCGGACCACCAATTTCTTCCGGATAAAACACGCCCCACGTCGTAATCGCACTATAGTCAGCCGTTTCTCGCTTACTAAACGCCGTATCGTAGCTCTGAATTACATAATGAAGGTTCGGAATGTGGTCTTTTTCCCAAACATTCCACCATTCACGCTTCAAAATAGCCAAAGTTTCAGAAGTAGGGTTCTGCTGGTACTGCGCATTCCACTGATACGACGGAATTGACGCCTTAACCGACTCTAACTCCTCTTTTTTCCAAAATTCCGGCCAACACGGCTCCCCAGACTCAAAAATTGCAGGTAATTCAAGGACTTCCCACTGATCTGCAAACGGATCTTTAGTCATTTGACGCACCAAATTGCCCGTCATGTCCTTTTCTGACCACCGAGTCTGAACCAAAACAATAGCTCCGCCCGGCTGGAGACGTTGTCGGGGACCCGCCGTGTACCATTCCCATGCATTCTCAAACCCGCTAGCCGACATCGCCGTCTGCTCCGAGTGCGGATCGTCAATAATGATCAAATCACCACCACGCCCCGCCAAGTTCGACCCCACGCCCACCGCGTAGTACATACCACCCGACTTTGTGTCCCAACGACCCGACGCCTTACTGTCCGCAGACAGCTTCGTATCGTCAAAAATCTCTTTATATTCATCGGTTTCCAGAAGGTTCTTCACCTTACGACCAAAATTCACCGCTAATTCAGTCGTGTGCGTAGCCTGTATGATCTTCATCGAGGGATTACGACCAATCATCCACGCCGGAAACAAGTACGAAGCAAACTCACTCTTCGTATGACGCGGCGGCATGTTGATAATCAAACGCTTCAACTTCCCAGAAGCGATCTGCTCCATCTTCTCCGCGATCAAATAATGATGACGACCCGCTATAAACTCCGGCCACATAGATCGAACAAATGGTAAAAATTCTTTCTGACAAGTTTCTACCTTCTCCAATTGCTTCAAACGAAGCTCTAAGCGAAGTTTCTGAACGTCTGCATCAGTCTGAGTATCAAGGTTCAAGGGGGACCCTATAAGTTTCTATGGTGGTAAGTAATTCTGACCAATCAATAGGCTTGGTAAACGAGCCGTGGGCCACGGCCCGCAGGCCGTCTTCAAAAACTTCTATGGCTTGGTCAGCCCGGTATAAATGCACGGTGTCATCCTTTTTGACCGCGATCCACGAGTTAGCGCCCCTGTGCCGCGTAGCAAAGGACACCTGATGCGGACTAAGCAGCACCTTGTTACCTTTCGCGACCTTTAGCTCCAACAAGTGAAAGTTTTTCTTACGGTCGAGTAACAATAGATCCGGTACGCCCGGCGTGCTGCTGTTCTCAATCCGCGTGCAAACTACCTCAGTGTTGGACAGCCCCGTCTTGACTTGCTTCCAAAAGCTCGACTCTGTCTGGTTCGACATCTATCACCTTCTCGCCAAGCTGGCGTTTTAGCTCATCTAAAGCTTTTTTGACTTCGGCTTTGCTCATCTGATCAATAGATCCATGGCGAACCTCAGATTTACTGACGTAAATGTCGCCCTGCGCTAGGCCACGAGCCTTCTCCGCTTGAACGGCAGCAGAGTATGCGCCCGCAGCTATAGCTTCATCTCGGATGTGTTGCAGGTCGCGTATGTGCCTCGCGTAGCTGACCTCGTACTTTTCAGCAAGTTCGGCCCTTCGCTCTTTAAGTGCTTTTACGATGTGGGGTGATTTTCTGGGGTTGAGCATCTCGTAGGCACGCGTATGCGCCCCGCTGACACTAAACCCGGCTTCGACGGCCAAATTTCGTAACGTGTCTTGTCCCTCGCGTGTGGCGACCAGTTCGACAAACTTGAGTTGCTTTCCGGTCAACCGAGTATTTTCAGAGAGCTTTGGCCTGCCCCGTGTTTCGACTTTTTTCTCCACCTCTGCCATGCGCGTAATCCCATAAATGCGGCTTATTTTTGCGAAATATAGCACTTTTTTTATTCAGTTAAAGCCATTTGTTTCAGATCTGTATTGTTTGCGTGAAACCTGCACCTTTACGCGCTTTGTTTTTTTTACCTAACGACCGCGTTGGAATCTGGGCGGGGGTCCCTGCGGGCATCGCGGTTAACCTTTATTGTCGGGGGGACCCTAAACCGGCGGTCGCGGGTCGCGGAACGCG